TAATTTTATTTTTAGAAAGATTTAAAAAGTTTTAAGAATATTAAGAAATTTAAAAGATTATGTACTCGTTTTTCCTTAAGTAGCAGAATATACCAAGATATTACTATTTATTTTAATAAAGTTATAATAGAATACATTTGAGTACATAATTTTATTTTTAGAAAGATTTAAAAAGTTTTAAGAATATTAAGAAAAAAAAAAGATTATGTAATAGACTTCCTTAAGTAGCAGAATATACCAAGATATTACTATTTATTTTAATAAAGTTATAAGAGAATACATTTGAGTACATAATTTTATTTTTAGAAAGATTTAAAAAGTTTTAAGAATATTAAGAAATTTAAAAGATTATGTACTCGTTTTTCCTTAAGTAGCAGAATATACCAAGATATTACTATTTATTTTAATAAAGTTATAAGAGAATACATTTGAGTACATAATTTATTTTATAGAAAAGTTTTAGAAGTTTTAATAAAATTAGGAAAATAAAAAGATTATGTACTCATTTTCCTTAAGTAGCAGAATATACAAAGTAATTAAATTGTTTTTTAAAGATTATAAGAGATTATATTTTGAGTACATAATTAATTATTTTGAAAAGTTTTAGAGATTTAAAGAATATTAAGAAAATAGAAAGATTATGTACTCATTTTCCTTAAGTAGCAGAATATACCATGATATTACTATATATTTTAATAAGTTATAATAGAATATAAAACGAGTACATAATTAATTATTTTGAAAAGTTTTAGAGATTTAAAGAATATTAAGAAAATAAAAAGATTATGTAATAGACTTCCTTAAGTAGCAAAATATACCATGATATTACTATTTATTTTAATAAGATTATAAGTGAATATTTTTTGAGTACATAATTAATTATTTTGAGAAGTTTTAGAGATTTAAAGAATATTAAGAAAATAAAAAGATTATGTACTCGTTTTTCCTTAAGTAGCATAATATACTAAGTGATTACTATTTATTTTAAATATTATAAGAGAATACATTTGAGTACATAATTAATTATTTTGAGAAGTTTTAGAGATTTAAAGAATATTAAGAAAATAGAAAGATTATGTACTCGTTTTTCCTTAAGTAGTATATTAATACAATGAGATTCATAATGTATTTAAAAAAGGATATAACATAATATAAAATGAGTACATAATTAATTATTTAGAAAAGTTTTAGAGATTTTAATAAATTTAAGAAAATAAAAAGATTATGTACTCGATTTTTCCTTAAGTAGCATAATATACCAAGATATTACTATTTATTTTAATAAAGTTATAAGAGAATACATTTGAGTACATAATTTTATTTTTAGAAAGATTTAAAAAGTTTTAAGAATATTAAGAAATTTAAAAGATTATGTACTCGTTTTTCCTTAAGTAGCATAATATACTAAGTGATTACTATTTATTTTAATAAAGTTATATGAGAATACATTTGAGTACATAATTAATTATTTATAAAGGTTTTAGAGATTTCAAGAATTTAATGAGAATAAAAAGATTATGTACTCGATTTTCATTAAGTAACAGAATATATTAAGTGATTACTATATATTTTTAATGGTTATAAGTGAATATTTTTTGAGTACATAATTATTTATTTAGAAAAAGTTTTAGAGATTTTAAGAATATTAAAAAAATAAAAAGATTATGTACTCGTTTTTCCTTAAGTAGCAGAATATACTAAGATATTACAAATTATTGAAGTAAATTGTTAATCATTTAGAAAGTCTAATCTTTCTTGTGTAGTTAAAATACTTAGGTTTCTATTAATACGATATATACAAGATATATTTAAGTTTTTACGAAAAGTATATATTGTATTATCATTATTATTTTTAGATATAGTCTTATAAGAAAGAAAATGCTTTAATCTTTCATCATTTTTATCAAAAACCTTTTTATTTAAATCCTTATTATTATCTCTAAATATAATTAAGTCGTAATCTATCCCCATGCATGAATATTTAAATCATCAAAATAATCATCGCTATACATAAGACCTCTACGTAAATATTTAACATATATTAATTTTTTCATATTGAAATAACTTTCAATATCATATAAAAGTTCTTTACTTTGAGGAAACCTAATATTATTGTAAACTTTAATTTGTAAATCATTAGGTAAATTGTCAAAAATATTCATTATTAATTAATATAAAAAAACATTATCAATTTTTATATTAATAATGTTTCTTCTTTCCACCATACACACCATTTATCTTCAAAACTATGACATGCTCTATATTTACTTCTAATATCAAGACCCCATCCTTTGCAGTGGGCTAATATATTTTCGTATGTAGGATTTTCACCATTTGCTTGTAATAATTTTTTTGCAGCTTTATCGGCTATTCTTGCATTTGAATTAAACTTAACTTTAATGAATATGGTAGCTTCATCCCGTGTTTCGAAAGACTTTATAGTAATTTTATCTTCATCTACCTTTTTATTTTCTTTCTTAATTTTTTGAGGAAGTATATCTTCATTATTACGCATGGGTTCTCTAGATATTTCTAGTGTTACTTTTTTACCATTATGGATTAAAGCCATATTTTTTGCTGATTCTTCCATTAACATACATTTATTTTGTATAACCGAAGTACAATAAACATTTGTTTTTGTATATTTTTTCCAATCTTTACTTCTACCTGTTATTCTACCAAATAGTTGATATATATTATCTTCTGAAATATCCATATGTCCGAATATTGCTGATGTAAATGTTCCAAGTGTTTCATTCGTTAATGTTTGTCCCATACTAACACAATAATAACCCGTTATTACAATTGGGCGATCTTCTAAATCATATTGTTTAATTAATCTTGAAAACGTATCTGAAACCTCTTCAGAATATTCGGTCTTTACATCTAATATTATTTTATTTCCTGATAAATCGTTATAAGTAATATTTTTTTCTGTTCCATTTATCATAATAACCACAGATTTATCATTTTTAATAAATATCAAATCTCTTATTTTATTATGAGTTACAGTTTTTATATGTCCTGGAATAAATGATATAGTATAATATCCTAATATTTCTGGGTGTTTAGTTAAAACATGATCTATAAATTCATAATTTTCTCTATCTACTCCTCCATTTAATAGGCGCTGATATGGTTTTTCATAATAATCTTCAATATTATGAAAAACCATATCAGCACATCCTGAATAATTTATAGAGTTTAAATTATTCAAATGTATAAGTTGTATTGTTGACCAGAAAGGTGTACCATCGAAAATTTTATTAGGTGTTGCCGTTAATGCCATAATTTTTTTAACAATATCATATTCATGAATTATTTCTATTTGAGATCTTAATTTTTTATTAATATAATTATGAAGTTCATCATAATAAACAAATATTCCGCTAATATGATTATCATTACGACTTATTTTATCGATAAAATTTACACCATCTAAATACCTTTGTTTATTACTACACATAACAACAATTCTCGGACATGTAGTTTTATCAAAAAACTCTCCCAATAATTCTTTATCATTTTTGACGTGTCGATATTTTTTAATTTTTTTAGAAGATAAAACACATATAGTACCTTCTCCATATTTTTGTTCTATAGTTTCAAGTCTTTTAACGAATTGACTATTATTCAATAATGTATTCATTGTAAATATTATATGAATACTTTTATTTGGACCATTATTGCTTGAAATCTCTCTCTCTATTTCTTCAATAGCTGTAAATGTTTTTCCATGTTGTGTTCGAAGAACGCAAAGAATAAACTTCGATACGTAATCATTCATTTATATGTATAAGTAAAAACAAAAAATAGTATCAATTTTTTTATTTTTTATTGAAATAGTATATAAAAAAATATTATCATAAACTATTAAATAATAACATAATTATGATTTATACAAGATATAATAGAATACCGTCAATATTTAAAAATACAACAAAAATATCAAACAAGATAAGAAAAATGTCTTTAAAAATACCATCGCCTCACGATATAGGTATTCACCATATACTTAAATATATTCGCCCAATAATCAATCCTTTAGTCGATACATTTTCTAAAAATCGTTTAAATAATGCAGTAAATATCGCCGATCTTCGTATATGTGCTAAAAAAAGATCTCATAAAATGGTTTTCGATTATTTAGATTCAGGTGCTATTAGCACTTGGTGCTGATTCAGTTGGAGTTGGAAAACCATATCTATATGGACTTGCTGCAGGAGGAACACAAGGGGTAATAAAAGCATTAGATATCTTGAGAGTAGAACTTGACAGGGCTATGGGATTACTCGGAGTTGGTACTGTAGATGAACTAAAAAAAAACGGTCATAATTTGATAAAACGTCGTATTTAAAATATAAATTATTATATATATTATATATATTATCTACGATATTTAGATATTAATCTACTTGCTAATATAATGTAATCAAATGAAAGTTTATCATTTATATTATCAACTCCATTCATAACCATATGTAATGTTCTAGCATATGAAACCGCAGTACAAGAACCTTCAGTTGTTTGTTCTGGTTTTCTTTTTATAAATTGTAAATTTGATATAAGTTTCATTAAATCTTTAGTTCCTGCATCAGGTTCTTGTTTCCAAGGATCAATAATAAATAAGTTACCATTATTTTTAAAAATAATTCTTGCATGTTTATTATATGCTATATTTGCTATAGTATAATCAGATTCTATAAAGGTTTTTAATTGAACGGAAATAGTTTTAGTTGAAGACAAAATGATATATTTTGGATATAATATTATAAACTCTTTCGGCATTTTTGTTTGTAAATAAATATTTGCTTTTTCAATTGTATTAGTTGAAATAGCAGATTTGCTAAAAATAATTTGTCCTTCTTTATTTAAAATAGGATTTTGTAAAGGATTTCCTTTTACAAGTTCAGTAATCCACGAAGGTTCTACATAAAGTATATCAATACCAATTATACCATGTGTTTTGATTTCTTTTTCTTCATCATCAAAACTTTCCACCAATTTATAAGAATTATATTTTTTATTGATTAAATTTATAGTATTGACTATTCTTGATATTCTTTTATAAT